GGTGCAAAGATAAGAAAAATTTTTTGGTACTACCAAACTTGTTAACATTAATTAGGATAATAGTTACAATGAACAAAAGTGCAGTAATTAGGGAATATGTATTCCCACTTTTGCCTACCTATAACAAGAGAGTAGGAATTTTCGGGGAAAATTTTCATAAAAAGGTAGTTACTAGAGAGTTACAAACTTTTCCGCGCAAAGCTAAGGTTTTTCTGGCAGACAAACCAATATAAAGTATCTGTTTAGTTAAATTGTGTACGTACGTATAAAATGCGCACGCACACAAAAACAAAACAGATACATTAATACAATAGAATAAATTTTTATTATTTCATAAAAAAATATAGATTTTTACGGAAGGTATTTTAGGTTGAATGAGAATTATCTAAAACGTGTTTGCATTATTTAACGTACAATTAACAGATATTTAACTCAAAATATTTGGTAGTCACTATTTATATGATATAGCACAAAGCGAGTACAGAGAAAGAGGATATGCAACAGAAGTAAGAGTAGGTAGCCTATATTGTTATAAAAGCGATAAGACTGCACAAGGAAAACGAAAGATAATAGAAATATTGATCAAAGTAGAAAAGTAACAAAAAGGGCGCAAGGGGGTTAACCTTTGCGCCCAATTTGTTATTTGTAGCCAGTAGGGCTATAATTAGGGTTTTCACGATAGGCATCAAGCCAAGATTTACCACTAGACGGTGGTGTAGGTGCTCCACCAGGAGAAGAACCTTTGTTAAATCTAGGCTTAGGTGTAAAGTTACTAATACCATCTGAAACGTTTTTGACCATACGTGTAACAGATTCACCACGTTCAAAGATTTTATCGGTATCATAACTATCAACACGCTTATTAGTAAGAGATGTTTCCGACTTATACATACCGCTAAGAGAACGTATCAAATCGGGTTCTTGCATCAGTCTGTTAAGAGACCACTCATTCTGCTGAATATTCAAGTCAAGCAAATACTTATAAGGTGTTTGGCGCAAAATACTTTCAGCCTTACCAATAGGCATTTTACCAAGCATAAAATCAGTATAATAACGCTGCATATCATTTGACATATGTTGACCAGAGGTCAAAGCACCATAATAACCACCTAACTGTTTAAGATAACTAGCATTAGCATTAGCATTAGTGATGGCGGCACGACCTTGCATTAATGCGGCTTGACCCTGGACAGTTGCAGCATGAGCAAACGTCTGCTGAATTGAAAGCCACTTACCATAATTCTCGGTCTGTTTAAGTGTATATTTGCCGGCAGCAATATCACGAAAGGCAGACGCGTAAAAAGACATTGTTTGAGCAACATTCTTTTCAACTTCCTGAGGCATAACATTGTAAAGACTAAAAGCCTTAAGACGGGCATCATACATAGCATCAAAACCTTGCCAATTAGCTAACTCTGCTTTAAATTGTTCTTGCAACAACCTATTCTGATACGTATCCATAGCAAATTTATAGGTCATTTTTTGCATATCAGTTTGAGATTCCAGAAGCCCTTTCTGAGCCATATTAACACCTTCTATAGACTTATTGACATTCTCTTGAGATTTCTGTAAAGAAACAGACGCATCAACGGAACGTGTAGTATTATAAGCAGCCAAACCACGATTTGTAGCATCACCAACAAAAGAATAATCGGTAGGCATCATCTGGGCAGACTCAGCAGCAGATGCAGCAGAACCACTACCAACATTACCACTAGCAGAAACATCACCGAGAAGAGCATTAAGACCAGCAGCACGCATATCGTCAGCCTTAGCAGATGAAGTACCAAACATACGATACATCAATTCTTGCCAATCCCGATTTTTCTTTGCTTCTTCTGCATTAAAGCGGTTTTGTTCTTGCATAATACGATAATTCCACTCATTGGTTTTATCAGTATTACGCTTGCCGAAAAGACCACCAAATATTGAACCGGCAAGACCTAAAGCACCACCAACAAGCGCTCCAGGAACACCACCAACAGCAGCACCAGCACCAGCACCAGTACCAGCAGAACCGAGAGCAGTACATTTATGCAAATGAAAAGGAGCACCGCCAAAAGCGGCAGTACTCCGAATAATAAAATTAGACAACATAGGCAAAATTATTTAAAGATTTCCAACAGACGTGACTGAAACTCTTTATTTTCATTCTCAAGTCTATCTTTTTCTTCTTGCTCCTTAGCTGCAGCAGCGGCTTTTTCACGTGCTTCTTTATCCCTAGCAGCAAGTTCTTTAAGATAACTCATCTTTTCGCTAGCAGTCTGAGTGTATCGACTAGGACAAGAATTGATTAACTCATCATCAGTCAAAGAGCCAAAAGCCTCCTCGAATTGAGCACGAAAATTAGAGTTATCAATCATAGGTTGCAAAGATTCCTTAATTTCACGCAAAGTTTGCGCATCGGCACGCATGTTATCAATGCGCTGCAACAAAGAGACGTCAGTATGAAAAGACGTACGCAAAGGGTTATTCTTATCATCAACAGATGTAACTTCATGTTGTACCTCCTCATAAACGGGAGGTACATAAACTACTTTATTTTTAGCTTTCATAATCAGACAATTTTAAATTATTTTGAATAAGGCAAACCATACATACTAAATGGACGGACAGCCACACATGTATTTACACTACCAATAAGTAACTTATCATCATTTACAGTACCCGACCACTGATTTACAAAGATAGGATAAAGCAAAGACGGACGACATTTAAACAAATCATCAATACTGCTATAATCAGCAACAGACGGAGTACCAATATTGCGACGCCAAAGAGACAAGAATTTCTGGTCATAACCTGTAACCCAAGAAGAGTAAGTGCCACAAAAACCACCCTCAAAATAATCACAAGCACTCTTTAACTCAGCATAGCGAGGAGCATAACCATAAGTAACAGACATATCAAGACTGTTAGCCGTAGTATCATAAGAAACAAGTTCCTTAGACAAACCAATTAAAGGTGCACTTAACTCACAACGATATTGCGTCTGCATACCAATAGAATCTAATTCAGGTATAGGGAAATCAGAAGCATCTGTTTTAAACAGATTACGGTCAATACCAACACGTGAATAATCAAGTTGTGGAACAGCACGATAAATACCAATAATCATACCATAGGTAGACGCAGTAAACTTACAACCGGCAGACAAATCACCAACACCGATAGCCTTAATTTCAGGTTCACCACCATTTTGGAAGTTAGTATTTACTTGGGGGTTAATGCTCAAAGTTTTATCATCACCACCAATAAAAATAGAAGTACGGGCATCAGTTTTTGGCTTAATACCAAAGTGTGCCAAGACTTGATTAGCAAAATCAGGGTCGTTACTATTCTGAATCTCCTTATATTTCTGAAGAGCAGTAGCAGAACGCAAAGCGGAAATTTTAAGAGAAGAGCCGGCAGTGGTCAACTTGCCCCTAAAGCCAAGAAGTACATCACCTGTAGACTCAGTACGAATACGTGAAACAGAACCATCTGACGTAGAAACAGGAGCAAGATTCTGCTTCTGCAAATTATCACCCGCAGCGTAAGAAGAACTATTAAAAATCGTACCAATAGAACTATCAGAAGAATCAAAAACCCTAAACGTAGCAAGAGCATTATTCGAATTTACAGAAACTGCAGACTCATCGCCATACTGCGCACGTGGAAGTACTGACGTAAAATAATCGATTGGAAGATTAGAATTTTCCAAATCGAGAATCGAAGTCATTAAAGTAGTAAAAGTACCTGCCTGAATAAATGATTTAGCATTCATATTATCAGTAGGGCCCAAATAATCTATATTACATGTCCATGGCTCAAAAGGCTGCCATTTCTCATTTCTGTAATGGTCATTACAAATCTTGTGATAAGCCAATAAAGGAAACAGAGACAAATTAGGACTGTTAAAAATATGAGAAGATTCAAACTTACCAAATTCGAGATTAAAATCAGAAGCAACAAATTCAGACTTATCCCACACGCCATTATCTTCAACATATGCATGAGCCATAGCAAAAATATCATACTGAATAACAGTAGAAAAATTGCCATAACCTAAAGACATAAGAAGTTTAGCAGCACGACAAAGACGATAACCATCACAAATGTAAACATCTTTATAAGCACTAGATTTATCACAAAAATCTTTAAACTCGATAGTCGTACTACTTATAATATCGGACACAGTCTTAGATTTGAAGAAAATATCAATAGCATTAAGTGCATGTGAATGCATTTTACCTAACCATTCAGCCAAATCGCAATAGGAGATGTAAGGCATAGAAGTTGAAATTGAAGAAGCCTCAGTAGAACTACTAGCAAACTTAGAAATATTCTGTCCGGCATCACCTTTAGTCATATTATTAACCTGCTGCTCAAAATACTTCCAGAGAGATTGAAATGGAACAAAATAATACTGAATATTTTCACGAATACGGGTAAACGCATCAGTATTAAGGGCAGCGGTACGGGTTTTACCATTATACCCAATTTTAAACGTTTCATTAGGGTTTACCCACTGAGTAAAAACAGGCAGCAATTCACCTACTTGCGCAGTAAACATATGACGATGTGACAAATCGAAAGCATTACGATTTACGTTATTCTTAAGGCGATGCATACCTAAAACTTTATTAGCCATAATAATTAATTTTTATATGAATCAACAACATCACGGTGCTTAATATTTTCAATAAAAGCCATATTAGCTTTCTGAACTTGATACTGAAAAATAGACCGTGTTTTTAAAATATTAAAATCATAAGTACCAGTATATGGAGACATACTTGCATAATTTTCATAAGCAAATAATTTATCGTCTTCCAAATGTTGAAAATACTGAACCATATTTTGATAATCTTTCCAAGCTATGAAATCAAAACGTAACTTAAGACATTCATAGAAATCTAAACCTAGATAGGCGGATAACGTATAGTGATGATGTGCAGCATATAGCAACGATTTTAAAGGGTTGACAGAATCGGAACTGTTATAAATAGGTTTAGCAAAAGTTACAGCATACCAATGAACAGCACGAAACTGATAATTATATTTATATAACTCAGCAGTGGAAGGCTTTAACAACCACAATAAAAACTCCCTTACGAATGCATCGTTATAAATTTCACCTGACGAAGCGAAGAATCGGCGGGCGCAGAATACAACTGAACGAAAAAGGGAAGAAGTTTCAGCAACATTAAAGCATGAAGATCCTGTAAATTTAACGGCAAATTGAGAGTAATACGCATCGGACATGGAAACAGGACGTCGAACACCTTTTTTGTTAATAACATAATCTGTTGTAAGTGTTTCGAAATCTCTAGCCTTGAGTAATTCTCTAACCTCATTTCTGTCCTTTGAACCCAATAAGATTGAGTGGAAACTCCTTTGTGGAAACTTGTTAAGCACTCTAGGGAAGTCAGAATGTTGTGTAAGATACTTACTAACATATTCTTGCATGTTGCCGTCTGTAACCTTTGAAGTCGTATCACCGTAGACCCATAAATTAGCCAAATCGAGTTTAACACAAATTTCTCGGGGGTTGGCTGGGGTTGATTGGGGCAAAGTTCGAACAATCCTAAAATCTGCTCTTGCTCTAGGCGAGTCATGGAATAATAGGAGATGATAATGCGGACGGAATGATTGCGTACCGTACTCGCAAATAACGTAGTACCGTATAGTTTGACCATATTCTTTTAAAAACCACTTTCTTAAACGACCTATATATTTTCTAATATCATCATACCATAGTATAGGAATAACAGAGTTATTACGTATACCACGTGAACGGGAGGGAAATCTACTATAATACTTATCAATACGTGTATAATAATCACGCAACATAGAAGCTGTATCAATAGTAGAAAAATCTGTAAGTTGAAATGATTTAGATATTTTATCCTCTACAAAGTAAAAACTTTTAGTACTCCTATTATACTTTTTAATAACACGATTAGGTATGCGTAAAGCATAACCGAAAGGGTACATATAAGAAGTATCGATGTAGGGTAAATGTAAATCATCATACGTATTAGTAATAAATTCAACATATTTATGTTTAGACGCTTCTACCTCTAGAATCTTGCAAAGATGTTCCTGAGCAGCCACACGACACTGTATGCAAGAGTGACAACCAACAAGAGTTAAGCCATGTCGACCAGCAACAGGCACAGGATTATTGCAGCGAGGAAATAAAGTCATAATTATGTACTAAATAACTTACCATTATAAGAACTTAAAATAACCGTGTCGGTAACACGACCGCCACTTTTGGAAAAATCCAAAGGACAATACATTTCAATCTCTTTCAACGTATCAGCAAGATAGGGTTTAGATTGACCACTACAATATGCCTGTTTACGCTGAATCTCTCTAATGACTTTGAGAGCAATCAAATAATCTTTAGCAGTCATAAGCAGAAACTAAATACGTTTGTACCACTGATACTCATGTTCCCAAGAAACGGGAGATGTAATCATTGAAGAAATGATAACAACACTAGGCAAAAACAAGCAAAGAAACTCATCAATTTTGCCATACTTTACAACATACTGAACATTGTTAACTTCGACAATGAAGCAGCGAGAATTAATTTTCACCATATGGTTTAAAATTTTTAGAACGGACAAAGCCGTTATGTTTAACAATTGTGGTATCTACTGATACAATAGTAGTGCGACCACTAGCAACTACATTGTGTGACGTACTGCAGGATGTCATAGTTGACACACCAAAATAAGCAGCTATCAATCCGAGCGCGTACAGCGCTACTTTGATGATAATTTTTATAATTTCCTTTTTCATGGTGCAAAGATAAGGAAAATTTTTTGGTACTACCAAACTTGTTAACATTAATTAGGATAATAGTTACAATGAACAAAAGTGCAGTAATTAGGG